GTTTCTCCATCCCAGATGTAACCAGCTACACCACTTGCTTTCAAAGTTTGCTTTAATGCTCCTTTGATTCCAGCAGTAGTCAAGTAACCTAAGTTACCCTCAAGTGCATCGTCAATGTTTACTTCGCTTTCAAGATCAACGATATTTCCCCAAGTTGGTACTGCTCCGTTAGTTCCACCTACTACATCTCCAATACCAGCAGTATTCAAGATACCAGTTGGCTGACCACCTGTTCCACTTCCGTTGATAGCTGCTGCATCCAAAGTGCTATTCACTGCAACTATGAATTGGTTGTTTACGTAGTTTTGAATATCAAAAGATGCTTGGCGCAATAATGTGCGACTTAAATCAGCATAACCAGCCATTCTTTTTGGCGTTAATAATACTTCAGCAAAAGTTTTGCTTGTTTCAGCAGAATCATCGTTTTCGCCTTCCCAAGTCATTGAGAAAAGGTTGGTGTCTTTTGGAAGAGATAAATCTCCAACCAAGTTAGGAAGAACAGTTGCTCCCATTCGGCTTACTATCGGTGCTGGTGCAAATGGCTCTATTAAATCGCCTTTGTCAGTTTGGATAGTGTATCCACCTTCAGAATCAGTTCCAGCACTTTGCGCACGATTGAACTTTGCGTTCATGTTTTGCATTACGATGGTAGGAATACCAAAACCACCAGACTCAGATGATAAACCACTTGCACGTAGTTCTTTTTCTGCTTCTTGGTGCATTTCTTTTTCGAATCCTTCAAGTTTACCAGAAATGGCTTGGTTCATGAATCTGATCATTGAAAAGTTTTTCTCAATTTCTTTGGACTCATTTTTTGATGTACTTACAGAACCGATTGATGCAGAACGTACTGCTTCTTCTTTGTTCTCTTCGTCCATTGTTTCCAATGCGCCAATTTCCTTTTTGAATGCAGCAAGTGCAGTTTCGATGGCCTCAACTAAAGCAATCTCTTGCTCAGTCATTGCTCTGTTTTCGGTCTCCAGAGTTGTGTGCAATGCTTTCAACTCAGCTTTTTTGTCTGCGCATAGTTCACGCAATTCTTTTAAACGTTTCATTATTTATTTAGTATGTATTTTATTTTTAATATGTCTTGATCACGTTGTGGCGCATCATCTTTAATTTGTTCAGCTTGCACAACTTCTTTTTCTTTTTCTTCGCCTTCCACTATCATTTCAGTAGTTTCGCTATTTTCTCGAACTGTTGCTCTGTGGTCTGCTGGAACGCTTACAAAGCTAACCTCAAATGGTTGCCAGTTAGTTGCAACGTATCTTTTTACATCGTCAACAGTTCCTGAGTACATTGAACGCATTACATTGTAACCGACAGAAATATTTGTAATTATTCCATCTTTAATATCTTCCCAGTAATCTTGAACGGCTGCTCTCTTTGAAAATCTGATTCGGCAATAAGCCTTGCCATCTTCAATTCTTACAGAATCCTCAACAACTTTGCCTAAAATAGCATCAAGCCCACCTTGTGAATTATGTGAGTTTAGTAATGGTGCGCCACTATTAAGTCTGGTTTCATCCATTGCGCCTTCTTCTAATGATAATGATTCTAAAATTCTTCCTTCGCCAAATTTATACATTGGCACGTCTGCATCACTTGCAAAGCAAACTTCACATTCACGTTTTTCCTCGTCAATAGATGCTGCATAAACTGCTGCCCTTTTATAAAATGGTTGTACTTTTATTTTATTGTTCTCCATTGTTTTCCCCAGTTGGATTGTTGTTTTTGTTTTTGTTGTTTAAGTTGTTAATTTTAGCATCAATCCATTCTTCCATTTGGTCTGCTGGAATGTTAGCTGCGTTTATAAACCTTTTATCTCCACCCTCATAGCCATCTAAATCTTCTAAATGCCTTGCCTCGTTTGGACTCATTATGCCGTTGTTGATTGCAGATGTAAAGATTTCCATTCTTTCCTTTGCACTTGCCCTTAGCAATGAATTAAAATTATGCTTGTAATACTGGTAAGCCTTTTCCTTTTCGGTTAAAAGCTTTCTATCGTATTCTTGCTCGTATTGTGTTGCTCTTGGCAATAAAGTCTGTTTGTGCAAGTTTATTGCATCTTGCTCTACAGTTGCTTTGCTTGAACTTGACTCTCTAACCACTAAACTTGGTGGAACATTAAACATCAATGCGATGTCATGCTCGCTGGCATTAATACTGTCTAAATAACCAGCTTCATCTGGTGTAAGACTCATGCTCTGAACATCTACACCATTTGGAACAGTTACTGTTGTTTTTTCGTTGTTTAGTACCTTTTCAATGCTTTCTTGAACGGCTTTTGCTTGGTCAGCATTCCAACCTTCGCCACCTTTTAAAAAGTATTTTTTTGCTCCAGTTTTAAACGTATTATCTAAGGCATTGTAAGCCCTCATGTTTAATTGCAACGCTTTTGCATGGGCTTTGATAGGGTTAATGCCGTCAAAGTAATTATCCACGCATAACCCCTTGAAATGCAGTATATCTAAATAGTGAACCACTCTGGGCAACCCATTAAGGACATCATCAGCGTTCAAGGTGTAGTAAAGTTCGCCATTTGTTATTTTTTGCTCATAACTGGCAGTAATTGGGAGTAATTTGTTTGGCTTTCCGTTGGCATCTCTAAAAATATAGGCTAAGGCATTGCCTTGATATGCTGCCATTACTGCCATATACTTTCTAAACTCGTAACCAGTTTGAAAAGGGTTTGGATCGTTTATAACGGAATCAGGAATTTGCTGCCTTTTATCGCCAATCTTTTCGTATTTCTTCAATGACATTTGTGCTATGCCATCTCCAATGATTGTAAGGCATTTATTTACTGCCGTAATCCGTAAAGCAGTTGTATTGTTTACGCTTGCCTCCCCACTATCAATACCTAAAGTATCCAAAAGCCATTTAGCTGGATCACGCAAATCCGTATTAATCACATTTCGCACTTGGCTTTCTGGCTGAGTAGGAAATATTCTTTGCTTGTATTTCTGTATTAAGTTGATAACGCAAAATTATTACACTTGCAAATAAAATAAGTGCAACAATGTTACCTTTTAAATTTAAGAACCTTTGTAAGTCAATAAAAACGCTAAAATATTAGGATATGTTTTTTTGCTTTAGACTTCGCCTTATTGTTTGGCGAAAACTTTGGTAACTGGAATATTTCCTTTCAAAATATTGAATTTGATATATTTCTTCAAGTGCCTCATAACATTGCTCATAAGTTTTGTAGTGCTTGCTTGCTTTGTAAAAAACTTCTGCAAACCCTGACTTTGATGCCATTAGCCTTAAATCTCTTTCGTTTAATATTAAAACCTTTACATAAATCATCAGTCAAATTCATATGGGTCAAACCATTTATTTGCCTTATTATTTTTCTCATAATGCAATTGCGCACCTTTTGCCATTACCTCTGCAACAACGCCATCAATTTTATTCTTTGACTTTTCTTTGTTTGGCTTTTGATTGTCGTTGTGATCTATTTTCAAAATAGTATTGCTGAACATCCATCTTTGAATAGGATTATTGTTGTGCTGATTTACATAATTTAATATATCTATTTCTAATGCCTTGCAAGGTATAGTCAAATGTCCAATGTTTTGACTCATTGGGATTAAAATGCCCTCTCCTAATTCGTCAAGCAAACCACTTGCCAAGTCAGATGCGTTAAACCTATCATACCCTAAAATTCGCAAATCATAAATCTCGGCAAACTTTAGAATGTCTGCTTTAATTATTGCGTAATCAGTTACGTTTCCCTCTGTAATAGTTAAGAAACCATCTTGCTGCCATTGTGAATACATCATTTGTTCGCTTCCATTTCTGTTCTCCAATGCAAATTCTGGTAAATAGTATTTGTAAATGTTTTTAAAAGTGCCATCTTCCAAAGGAAACTTAAGAACCAATGCAGTAAAATCACGAACCGATGCTAAATCTAAACCACCATAACAAGGTAAGCCAACTAAGTCATCTACATTGTAGGCTTCTTGCTTTTTCATATATTCTTGATCACTTATCCAAACGGCTTCTGTGTTGCAAGCAATGTTTAAATGCTTAGTTTTAAACTGAACGCCTTTTTGTGCATTGTTTTTTGCCAAGTCAATCTTATCACTTAGACTACTTGGATAAACAGACACTTTCCAATTTGGGTTTGCTTTTATCCAGCTTGTTTCCTCTGTCCAATCATCCCCTTCATCAATAGTGTATATCATCGCAAAAACAGAATCATCTTTAACGTTGCCACTTAAAACATCTTCTAAATATTTTCGCCTTTTGCTAAACGGACTGGCCAAGCCTCCAAAACCCTCTGTGCTAATCTTAAAAAGTATCGGCTGCATTCTTGCACCCATTCCAGTTTCCAAAACATCAACCAAGTCATCATTTTTGTGGGCATGGTATTCATCAATTACGGCAAAACTTGGGTTCATTCCATCCTGACTTTCTGGCCTCCATTCCAATGGTCGAAAAAAGCCATCAGCATAAACAATTCGATTGTTGTTGACTGAGGAAAAAACATTGCTTTCCTTCTTTAGTATTTCATGACTTCTAACTTGGGCTGCTGCTGCATTAAATACATACTTTGCTTGGTCTAACTTTGTAGCTGCTGAATAAACTTGTGGCGCACCTTCCCCATCTGCATAAAGCATAAAGTTGCCAATTGCACCAGCCAAAGTAGATTTCGCATTTTTGCGAGGAACTGCAATATCCACATACTTAAATCTTCTCCTTCCGTTTGGCCTTAACCAACCAAACATATTTGCAATGATAAATATTTGCCAAGATTCAAGTTTAAACTTTTGGCCAGCCCATTCGCCCTCTGTAAAACTTAGATTCGAGATAAAATTTAATGGCTTTAATGCTGCCTCCTCACTAAAACTTACATCATCTCTTTGCAAGTCATCCAAGTGCCTTTGGACTGCTTGCTTAATATAGATGCACGATGGTATTTTGTCGCTTAAAACATCCTCACAATATTGGTTTAGTATTTCGGTTAGTTTACTCAAGTTAAAAGTTGTGTTTATAGTTGTGCCTTTCTACCTCAATTTTTTGCGATGCAAATGCAGACATCCCATTTATATGAGAATCAGTTGGCACGAAATAATCCCATCTTTTTTTTGCCCTAATATAAAAGAAAAAAAACGCAGCCCTCTTGCCAGTATTCTTTTCAAAAATAATTGTTGCCGTATGATCACTTGTTGGTATTATTTCTTGAACCTTGAAAGTTTCATTGTTAAAATTGTTATCTCTGTTTTTGTTTGAATATCTCGCACAAACAACATCAGTAAATACTTTTAATTCTTTAGCTATGTTTTTATTCATTCTCCAAATCCATGTTGTAATAATGCACTTAATTGTTTCTTTTCTTTTGGTGCTGCTGCAACTTTTGTTCTCGATGCTGGAGTCATTCCAAACTCAACGCAAATCTTTAGAACGTTTTTTAGTGCATCGTTTGCAATCTTTAAATATGGGTTTGTGAGAGGAGAACCATTTTTGCCCTTTGAAACCAAGCCCATTGAATTGACTTTTTTTATAGCATCTATATAAATAGAATAATCAATTGCCAATGCCGTAACTGCAACATCATCCATTGTAGTCATTAAACCTTGCTTGCTGAATTTGTCAACAAAAAACTGAAACATCTTTTTTTGATCTCCTTGCAAAAAGTCAGGTGCTTCAATGTTTGAAATTTATACCCTCGTATATTTTGCCGTTAATTTTTACCTTTAAAGAATCATCAAGTTTTAACATTCTGTCAATTGTCAATTGACAATACTTTGGATCAAGTTCCATTCCATAGCATTTGCGTTTGAGTTGGTGTGATGCTACCATTGTTGAGCCAGATCCTAAAAATGGATCAAACATAAGTTTAAAATCCTTTTTTAAATTAATTGCTTTAAAAGGTAATTTAATAGGAAAACAAGCCTTATGATTTTCATTCTGAGAATTAGTATTGTTTACTTCCCAGTAATTACTA